CAGCACGCGCGTGAGCGCCTTGGCGTCCCAGCCGACGTCGGCGTCGACGAAGAGGAGGTCCGTTGCGTCGGTGGACAGGAAGCTCGCCACGAGCTTGTTGCGCGCCATGTCCAGGAACGGATTGCCCGGCGCGATGGCGTGGTGCATCCCGATCCCGCAGGACGCCAGGTACGCCCCGCTCTCGAAAAGCGACGAGGCGTACTCGATGCACACCCACTCGTCGTAAGCGGGCGTGGCGATAAAGACCGTCTTTTTCGGGCCGCTCACCAGGGCCCTACCAGTCCATCAGCGCGCCGCTGGCGGGCGCCGTCCAGTTCGGCTGCACCCGCATCACGCCCACGTTGTAGCTTTGCGAAAGCGATGCGGCTGCCCCCGTCGTGGTCGAGGACAGGTTCAGGAACGACAGCGCCAGAACGCCGGCCGCTGAGCAGCGCGAATTCACGATCGCCACCATCGCAACCGGCGTCTGCATCGACACCTCGATGAGGTCCGTCGTGAGAAGGCCCGTCATCGTGAAGGTCTGCTCGACGATGGTCGCGGTGGCAACCGACGCGGGCGCGAGCGCGAGCGAGAAGCTGCCGATCTTCCAGATATTGCCGACCGGCATCTGGACGGTATCGGGCAGCGTCGCACTTTGCGGTCCGGGGTTGGAGCCGTCGACATTGGTAACAGCAGGGAAGGCCATGTCGTCTCCTTAGCCCGAGATCCGAACGCCGAGCGAGCGGTACAGGCTCGCGAACCCGTACGCAATGTCCATCCGGGTCGGCTCCGCGTCGTTGTTGATGGTGTACTGCGTGGCGATCCGGATCGAGATGCCTAAGTCCTCATCGTACGCCCGGCTCGCTTCGACCGCGGTGCGCGGTAGCGGCAGGTCCACGAAGGCCAGAGCATAGGCATCTCGGTGAAAGTACAGGTTCTCCGTCGAGGCCGTCGCCGAGGCCGCCCCGCCGTTGATCGTGACCGTGTACGGCGACACGGGCGCGGCGGAGACGTTCTGGAACTGGCCGCCGGAGATGACGCACTCGCCGATCGTCACCGTCAGCAGGCCCCCGGAGCTGCAGGTGTAAAGGCCCGTGGTGGCGTTGAACGTGCCGTGGTTCAGGGTCGCGGCGGCGAAGGCCGGTCCGCCAGGCCCGGCCAATCCGGTCATCTGCGCATAGCCGCCCGGCGGCAGCACGACGAACTGTTTGAGCGTGTTGCCGTAGCGGCCGCGGTTTTGCGGGTTCACCGGGTAGCAGCCCAGGATCTGGAGGGTGTCGCCCACGTAGCACTGAGCTACGGCACTAGATACGCCGTTGGAAATCTCCAGCGTTCCGGTCTGCGCCCAGCCGGAGGTCAGAAGCGCCGTGCCGCCGGTGGGCGAGGTGGCCCCGGCCAGCACCGGCGTGCTGGAGAGCGTGCCGGTCGTGTAGTTGGCGATGTTCGGATCCTCGAACCAGTCCGCCCCGGCCGTCTTGGCCGCGACCATGCCGGTTTCGTACAGGTCCGAAATCTTCGCCTGCGGGTTGAAAAGCCCTTTCAGGCTGTCCGCCATGCTCGAGGACGCCAGCGGATGCAGTACCGCCGTGGGCATCATGCCCTTGGGCATGCCCTCGGAGACCAGGACCGCGCGCGCATCCGAGAACGACTTGAACGCCGTGGGCGTCGTGCCCGGCGTGCCGAGGCGGTTGGCCGTGTTCTGCAGCGCGAAGTAGGCGCCGTCGTTGTCGACGCGGTTTGCCGTGGCGATGCAGGCCGGGTGGATGAAGCGGTCCTCGAACTCGTCAATGTCCAGCAGCATGTTGATCGTGTTGAACTGGATGTCGACGTGGAACTGATACAGGATCGACACCGGCACGTAGTTTTCGGTCGAGGGCTCCACATTCAGTGCCGGGCCGAAGCTGCCCTGATACCGGGGCGGCAGGCGCACGTTGCAGGTTGCGCCGATCTTGCGGCCCTTCTGCCCGAATTCCTTGTCATATTGCCGGTTGAACTTGTCGGTCAGAACGCACAAGTTCGCAAGCACCGGGAGCGCCCGGTTCGTGATCATGCTGATCGTTAGGAGCTGGTTTGCCACAGCTGAGCCTCAAGGTCGGCACCGCACAGAATTCCGCGTCAGTGTCGCTTGCGCAAGCCGAAGTTGGCCGAGTGCTTCTTCTCCCAGCTGTGGATCGTCTCGCGGATGTTCATGTCCTCCGGAGCGACCTCGGCGGGCGAGGCACCACTGCCATTTAACGGCCTGATCACAGGCGCCGTATCGCGGGCCCTGCTCGGGATCGCTCCCGTGTCCTCGCTCGGGGCAGCTGTGCGCTGCTGGCCGTTGGTGCTTTCTTTACCGCCCGGCGTTGCGCCGTCTTCATCCTTCGCGGCCGGCTTTTTGGCCTCGAATGGCTTAAGGGTACTCTCGATTTTTCCGATTGTCACGAGTTGCTGCGATGGCTTCAATTTCCATAGGGATTCCACGACTTTCGGGTTTTTCGCCAGATGGTAGGAAAGCTCTGCCCCCATCTCGGTCTGCAGCATGTAATCGAAGATGATCGGTGGAATTCGAATGTCGAGCGCGGTAGCCTGCTGCAACGCCTCGGCGAAATCAGGCACCAAAGCTGATTTCTGGCGCGCAATAGCGAGCATCTCATCAATGCGCTGCTGTTCCTCGGCTGCGGCGCGCTCGGCGTCCTTCGCGCGCAGCTTCTCGTCCACGCGCCAGTCGGTCATCGCCTCCCAGTAGGCGACTTCTCCGGCCGCATCGGCCGGGAACTTGTCGCGCTGGGGCTTGCCGGTGTCCGCCTTGGCCGCCGGCTCGGCCGGTTGTGCCTTGGCCTTCAGCTCGGCCAGCGCGGCCTCAGCCGCCGCCGCGCGCGCTTCGGCCAGTCTCTTCTCGCTGTACTGCGCTGCGGCAAACTCCTCGGCCGCCTTGCGCTGGGCTACTCGCTTGGCGATGACACGGTGGACGGACTGGGGCAGATCCTTGCGCTGCGCGCCTAGCAAGTCTTGCTTCTCGCGGGGCGTGAGCCCATCGTCGCCCTCGACGTCGTCCGGATCCTGGTCCGTTTCGCCATTTGTCGGCTTTGTCTCGACTTTTTCGTCTTTCGCTGCAGGGGTCGCGTCCTTGCGGGCAGCGGCGAGCTCGATGCCGTCGGCCGCGGCCTGTGCGTCAATGCCTGCCTGCAGCGTCTGCACCAGGTTCGTACTGTCGACCACCGTTACCGCCATCACGCACCCCCGTTTGGTTTGCTCTCGGCATTCAATCCCGCCTGCACCATGCGCTCGGCGGCGGCCGCGTCATGGCCCGCCTGCGCGTGCGTGTCCAGGATCTTGCCGCCGGCGCGGATCTCTTCCACTGCCAGCGCCGTCCCGGCCCGCGTTTCGGTGTCGTGCACCTTGGTCTGCGCATCAACCTCGATCCCATGCGCCTTGACCGTCTCGATCATGTGCGTCTTGGTCAGGCCCACTTTCAGATCCTGCTGCAGCTGCTGGTTCTGCTGCGTCAACGCCTGCACCTGGTTGGACAGGGCCTGCACGATCGAGCGGGCCCGGCTGGACAGTCCCTCCATGATCTTTTTCAGCTCCTCGGGATTCTGCGCCGAGAGCCGATCGGCGAGCTCCTGCATGTACGGGTGGTCGATCGAGCGGAATACCAGATCCGGCCCGGTCTTGGCGATGATTTCGGCGAGCGGCCCCACGCGCAGTAGGTCGATCAGGTTTTCGGCCCCCTCTTCGCGCTTGGTCTCGTAGCCGGGCCCGGTGTCCATCACGACGTCGTAGCGGCCCACCGACAGGTCGTTTTTCACCCGCTCGATCGCCTGGCCATCGGGCCCGGTTTCCTGCGTCTTCTGATTCAGCGTCACCATGTGCGGGGTCGAATCCTCCCCGATGATGCGCTGCACGCGACCCGGCTCCGGGTAGTAGAACGGGATCCACTCGACCATCACGCGCCAGCACTGCGCGATCGCCAGCGTCAGATTGTCGTAGTACTGGTAATGCGACTGATCCGACAGCCATTGCCGCCGCTTGATCGCGCGCCCCGATACGACCTGGCCCTGCTGATCCTGGCCGGGCTCGTTCGGCATGCCCGCGACCGCGAGCAGGTTCGAGCGCATGCCCTGGACGAACTCGGCAAAGCCCTGTTCGATCTGGGCTGGCTGCTGGCGCACGGGCGCTGGCAGCAGAACGTCGCCTTGCGCCGTCGAAATCACCACCGGCTTGATAACGAGCTTGGAGTACGACTTCAGGTTCGCGTCGTCCCACTCGTCGTGCCCGTCGAACTGGCCTTCCCAGCCCACCCACGGCGCTTTCGGCGCCAAGCCCAGCCGCTTGATTTTGGCGACCTCGCCGTAGTTCACCATCCGCTGCGGGTCCATCATGGCCTCGACCATGCCGCGGCGGCGCACCTTGCCGTCGATGTCCCGGACGTTGCCCTCGACGCGAAAGATCGGGATGTAACTGCCGGGGATCTGCTGGCGCTCGACCACGATCAAGCCATTCAGGCGAAACCACTCGACCTGCCGCTTGATCGAGTCGCGCGAGCCCTCGATGCGCGCCCCGTGCGTCTTGAAACGCGCCGCCACGTCGTCCAGATCGACGATCATGGCCCCGTCGCTCTCGCGCCGGCGCCGCGGCAGCTCGGAGCGGTAGCGGGCCATCTCGGAGCCATCGGCGGCGCGAATCAGGTAGAGCTTTTCCTCGCGCTCCCGGATGCGGAAGTACTCGGCCAGGCGAATCTGCTCCTTGTCCTCCCAGATCTGGCTTTCCTTGTCGGTGCCGACCTCGTTGAACGCGACATTTGCCGCCTTCGGATAGCGGCGCCTGTACTCCGGCCGTAGCATCTTCATCGACACCAGGCACCACGTTTGATCGGCGCCGCTGGGCATGATCGCGCCCGGATCCATGTCCACCGTGAAGATGTTGCGGATCGGCAGGATGCGCAGATCCTTCTGAAACGAACGCGCATCCACGTATTCGGCCACCATGCGGAAGTAGCCCACCCCGCACGTGATCGCGCAATCGGCCCCCGTGTCATAGGCGACCGAGGCCTCCGAGCGCGTCTCAACGTGCCGGCCGATGCCGT